TTCATATGAAGTCCAGGCATGCAGTTGATAAGGCAGCTCTATTGAAGTATATTATCTCCTTTAGAGACGAGTGTCACTTCCATGAAGAGATCTGCGAATGTATCTACCAGCGGCTGATGAAGGCATTTGAACCTACTGAGTTAGGTGTTATGTGTCTCTATGCACGCAGAGGTGGTATTGATATTAACCCTGTTAGAGCGTCAGATAAAAACGTATTAGTTCACGTAGCTGATACCTTGATTGATCCGCAGAGAGTACATATTAAAACGTCTAAGCAGTAAGCTTAATAATACATATTAACATAAAAAAAGGGTATCGGCGAAAGCCGATACCCTTAAGTTTGTTTATCTTATACTGTCTAAGTCTTAGAAGTACACGCTGTTTGAAGCAGGTGTAAATGAGACCCCAAGTCCAGTAACGAGAATAGTGTGGTAGTAGAGGTTAGCTCCAAAGATATTATCAACTACGCCGTAACGTGTAAGCAAGCCTACACGTGGTGCGAAGTCATTAGGACCAATGGTGCGCTGAACCATAACCGGGATGTACGGACAATAGATAATACCAGTGTCATAGAACTCAGGTCCCTTGTAACCCAATAGGGCGTACTCAGGCTTCTCTGCATTAACTGCATCGATGTTGTTACCATCTGTTCTAGTATCACGGTATACATTGAAACGTCCACCAAGATTACCGATCTTAGCTACTCCGACAGGCTGTGTGTTTACGTTACCTTGTACAGGTGCCCACTGGAATTCAGGGAGCATCTCAAGGATGGCGCATACGCGTGGTGTTGCAACAATAAAGTTTGCAGCGCCACGACGGTTACGTACAGCAATGCGGTTCGCTTCGATGATTAATCTTTGATAGAAATCACGATTACGTTCTACTAACCAACGACCGTCGGCGGAAGCAGGACTCCAGATGGAGTAACCAGCACCCTCGCCCGCGTCCAGTGAAACCTGAATCATACGGACCAACATTTCACGGTCGATCTCGGCCTGAATTTCGTACGACATAGCGTTCGTTAATTCAGTATCGATATCGATACCATTCATGTTTTTAAGGTCCTGTTCAAGTTCAACTGACCAGCGCGCGCCTAGGCGTCTAGTTCCAGCTTCTACTGCTGTCTTCTCGAAGGATACTTCAAAGGATGGAATATTTCCAGTTACTTCGAAGTTCTTGAGAATAGCAGCTACACCCTTGTCTCTCTCTGAGATAAGGTTATCTACGTTGTACGCAGAGTCACCTGTACCAGAAAGATACGCAGCGGATGTACCAGTGTATGCAGTTTGCAAGTAGTTGTAACCTGCCTCTTGACCAGCGGCATCCGCAAGGATTCCAGCCTGACCAGTAGGAGTGTTACCACCTGCGACTGGGCTGTCGGCTTTGCCGTCGATACCAGTACCAAGGGTTTCCCCTGAATAGCGATAGCGAAGAGCAAATGCAAGTCCGACTGGACCAGCCATTGGCTGCACACCAACAATCTCGTTAGTGATTAACTCGGGGAAAGTTCGTCTAATCATTGGAATCAAGATCTTCGGGAGACGGAAGTCACCTTGGGCGTACTCGTCGGTACCAGGGGTACCAAACGCAGAACGACCAGTGGTCTGTCCGGTTCCGACGGAACCACCGGCGCCAGCAACGTTACCGTTGGTTGGTGCGTAGTTAGGTCCATTCTCTTGAATACACCATGCTTCTTGGTTTTCCAATAGCATTGCTGTGTTCAGTCGAGTGTGACTGTCTTCGATGGGTGCAACTGACTTAGAAGAATAGTCCAATACTGGAGCCCATTTTTCTAAGAGGGAAGCTGCTCTAGATTCGTCAATATAAGCCTGTGATGGGCGGATTGAATTCATAATAGTTTTAATTTCCTTTCGTTAAATTATATACATAATGTATATAAAGTTTTTTGTTTCGACCCCAAGGCATGCATTTATAAAACATACATGCCAGGTAACTCATGAGATAACATCTACAGGAGAAAGAATTAGTACTTACTAAGCTCAGACATGTACGGGCTAGCAGCAGCAGCTGATTCAACAACTACCTGCTCCTGCAGTACATCTGACTTGGAAGTATCCTTCAAAGCTTCTGTTTTCAGGCTCTCAAGCCTGCTCTCTTCTTTTTTACCGAATAGCTTCAGTGTGTAGTCAAAGTTCTCAGCGATATAGTCATAAGACTTACCATTGAGCATCTTCTTAACAAACTTACTTGTTCTTTCGTCGAGCCTAGATGTTTTCTGTTCAATAAGAAGATTAGACTTAATATCATTAAGTTCTTCTATTACAGCATCTTTCTCTTGAAGTGCAGACTCAAGCCTTGAATTGGCTTCATTAATTTGACTCTTACCATCTGAAACAGCATCTTTAATGCTTTGCTTCTCTAGAGCGCTATCTACTGCTAAGTGCTTACGTAAGCCCTCTAGTACAGTAATTGCTTTCTTGTTTTTAACTGCTTCTTTAATTTCAGCAGTTGGTACAGATTCTTCTAAGAATGCATCGAGGTATTCGGAAATGGACTCAACCAATTGAGCCTTGAATACTTCGGCATCCTCATTTAAGGTATTTTCATACTTGGTAACAACAGCCTTAAGCTTTGATACTCTATCATTATCGATAGCTTTAACAACCTTTTCTAATTTAGCAGAATGATCTGCGTCAATAGCTTCTAAGAGTTGCTCAAGTTTAGTTGAGTAAAGCTCGTCCTGCTCAAGCAGGGCTTTATCAACGTGTAGCTTAGCTTTTTCTTCTAAGCGGGAATTGAATGCATTTTCAATATCAGTTAAGACGACTTCGTCGACTTGACCGTTTGTTGCTTCTCTTAAGATGTCGGAAATTTTTTGCATAGGTTAAAAGATTGTTGTATTATTATTTATCATTTTAGTCTTAATTTTCCCGCTTATTGCCTTATTTAAATGAGAATCAGCGTTCTTATAGTCCTTATTAATGACCTTATCGATAAATTTGACGATTTCCTTCTTAATATTCTGTTGACTCATAATATTTTATAGACCTTTGATAAATTTTAGCATATTCTCTCTCAAAAACGCATCTGTGTTCTTGAGGGGCATAGTTGAGATAGTCTTTTCGAAATCATCGTATGCTTCCTCAAACTGTCCGTACTGATTGAGTACATATTGCTTGCTTTCTAGAATACCATTAACAAAAGCTTTTGGGAAGGAAGGATCAGCAACACAGTCGATTGCTACTAATTTAAAATCTTTTACACGGTTAACACCGTCGCGATTACTTTCAGGTATTAGTTGACCTAATGCTCTAGAGCTCATACCAACCCTTACACCATCATTAATAAGGCTTCTTACAATTAGGCCTGTTGGTGTTGATAGTACTTTACTCTTACCATAGAATACATTACCATCCTGAGACATCTCAGTTACAATATGACAAGCTCTTTCTAAATCTACATCAGCAGTTGAAGGGTGATTAAGCTCTCCCATTGCCCTACCAGGCTTGACCATTTCTTCTTCGTAGCGTGAAACTTCGTCTCTCATCTCATTAAGAGAGTATATACGCTTGTTACGATTTACGTCTTCGGCCATCATATACGGGCCTTTAATAAAGAGACTCTGCTTGCCTTTAGTAGAGCCTTCTTCAACGACATATTCGAAGGACTCGCGAGGAGCTGGTGTTTCGACTATTAGATTCAATCCCATATACCAATTATTTATAGTACGCGTACTCTTTTTCTACATTAAAAGTAAGAATTCTAGTAAACTTAACGTATACCTAATTCTTTCTCAGTTAAAATAAGAAACTCATACCCCTTTTGATCAGCCCACCTTTTAGCCGCCTCCCATTTCGCCTGATTTACTACCCAAGTTCGCTGCTCGTATATCAGCGTAGTTTTCTTTTTTGCCTTTGTTGTTGTTGGTCTAGCTACAGAGCCACTAGGTTTTATTTCAATAAGATACTTCTTAGGTTTATTATCTCTATTAAGAAACACTATATAGTTATCAACAAAATACCTATGCACTCTTTTATCTAATGGGCTCACATACGGTACAATGATACTCTCACTACCCCATTTAAGTACCCTGCTATTAGAATCAGCCCACTTAAAAAATTTTAACTCCCAACTAGATCTATAAACAGGGTCCTTACCCCCGTCATACTTCTTTCTATTAATAGGCTTATATACACCCTGCCTATATTTTTTCTTCTTCATTCCTTAAAAAAACGGACCTGGTTCACCTGCTGTAGTAGACTTAGCGACACCTCTATCACTATCTCCAATAATTCTAAAGACGTTAAAAGGATCACTATCACCTATACCAGATAGATAGGCTGCACTAGTACCTGTATATGAGGTGTCCAGGTGGTTATAACCAGCTTCGTCACTCATTAACCTACAAAGAACATAGGCGGATCACTGTCACCTAAACCAGGTGCACCTTCATATAACATAGTCTCTAAACTAGCTTTCTCTGCTAATCCCTGTGTCATAAGATCAGAAGAGTTTAAACTACCACCTCCGAATAAGGTTACTGCTCCATACTTACCTCGAATATTTGCAACCGTAATTTTAGTTAACGCCAATGAGTATTGGTATACCCAGTGCTCTTTAATTATATCTCTTACCGGTCTCTCGACAGAGCACATGACAACACCGTAGAATCTACTAGCCGAACCACCACCGGATCTCGGCTGAGGGTACATCCGCAACATCTGAGTACGATCATCGAATGTATAGCTACGTTTTGTAGCTAGTAGCTTCTCTCGCATCTCCATCCAATCCTTAAGAACATACCAGCTAATCAAATCAAACCCGTAGCTGCCCATAGCGTAACTGAAGTATGTTTGCTGAGCCATTGTCTGCTCAATAGTAAACAGCTGATTGACACCTGATGATGTACCTTCCTCAAAGTCCTGGACAGCTATAACTTTTCTGTAATCCATCACATCGTAATCGTAGCTATTAAAATACGATGTATCGACATTAGGGGAATCAGCTCCTGATGCAGAGCCTAATATACTAAAGGACTTAACCGGTTGTACTATAAATGAGCTACTGAGCGCTGGTAAGTCCTCAAGAATCTTATCATATATTGTACCATCGACAATATCATTTGCGGATAAGTTGTTACTGCTCGTAAAGACGGTTGAAAGCGCACTACTAGTAGTAAATTCTGATGATGGTATAGCTGATGCAGCTATATATGTAGCGTTAGTCGATTTATTTTCAATTCTATTAGTAAAGTCCGGTGATTTTACACCATCTAAATACTCCTGACCAAACGTATCCATCGTATTAATTGTAAAGAGGTGATCTAATTTGATGCCTTGGTTGAGTACATACAAATCACTATCAAATAGAAGATACTCTTGAGTGTAGCCGGCGAACTTAGTAAA